AGCAGATGGGAGCGGCTGATGTGTTCGCCACGCCAGCGCCAGCAGAGCCGATGCTATGACCCCAGAGGAACGGCAGCAGGCGATATTTGAGGCTGCGATCAGGGAGCGGCTGGCCGAGCGTGCCCGCATTTTGCTGTTGGGCAATGAGGAGGTGATTGCACTGTTGCAATCGGCGCAATCGGACATTACCGATGTGTTGGCCGCGCAACCTGCTGACTGGCAACTGTGGCAGCTCACGAAGATCAAAGATCAAGTGGACGTGGTGTTGACGGCAGTGGGGCAAAAGGCGGCTGGCGCTGTGGATGGGCGCTTGCGAGATGCATGGCAGCAGGGAGAAGATGTGGTGGACAAACCGCTCAACGCTGTGGGCTTAGGGGTTGAGATGCGGCTGGGGATGCTGGATGCCAATGTGCTGTCTGCCATGCGGACGTTCACGCATGAGAGGCTGAAAGATGTGTCAGCAGAGGCGGTATGGAAGATTGGCCGTCAATTGGGGCTGGTGACTATTGGTGGAACTACGCCGTTTGAGGCCATCAAAGCTGTGCAGCGCACCTTGGGGGATGATTCCACTCGACGTGCTACCACGATTGTGCAGACTGAGGTGAGTCGTGCATTTGCTGTGGCATCTGCTACACGCTTGAGACAAGCAGCGCGACTGGTGGATGGTTTGGGTAAGCAGTGGCGGCGTAGCGGGAAGATACACAGCAGATGGAACCATGATGTCATGGATGGGCTGGTGGTGGCTGCCAATGAGCGTTTCAAAGTTCCTGATGGCAAAGGGGGCTTTGACATGATGACGTGCCCACACGATCCGACAGCGCCAGCAGGGCAGGTCATCAACTGCGGCTGTATTGCGCTGCCTCACATGAAAAATTGGAAGGTGATGACACCCGGAGCCAAGCCGTTCAGCAAGCTGGAGCTGCAATTGGATGGACGCAAAGCAGACTTGGATGCACGCGCCAAAAATGCAGGATTGAGGCAAGGGGGTTGAATGTGGAGGTTTGGTGTGGTCTTGGAATACGTTTAAACACCGTTTAAATCTTCGTATATCGAATTATTTTTATTTTTTAATGGGGAAGTGGCTTGACGGCAAACGCAAGCCTTAAATGCGTGTTTTAAGTTTGGTGAGTTTTAAGCCTCAGGCCAGCCGTTGCTGGCCTTCGTTTTTTAGGGGGCAGCGGGCACAGTGGCGGCATTGATTGATTTGCCACTGGAGTGTGTTTGTATGCCTGACATGAAGCTAGAAGATGCCTGCAAAAAAGTTGCCCGTAAGGTGACGCAAAACGGGCGTACGAAGTGGGAGCCTGTGTCGCCTGATGAGGTGTTGTCTTTTAAAGACCACGGCACGCACGTCGTGGTCGTGACGATAGATGGGCAGAAGTTGTCGAGCAAAGACAAAGCGAATGACAAGCCCAGCAACGCTGACAACAAAGAATAAGCAGCGGACACACCATGAAATTTGCACAACTACTTGCGGCGCTGGCCGCGATGGGCGGGCTGCGTACGGCAGATGCTGTGCAAACGGCCATGCGCGAAGCGGCTGGGCCTGAGCGGGATTTTCGCCAACTGATCGACATCGTGCGTGGTGGCATTGCCGAGCATCTCAATCGCGGACTCCTGCCTGAGCAGCGGCGCTACATCGGTTTAGAGGCGATATACGCGGATCGTGCCATCGTTGAGTATGGCGGTCGTTATTACCAATTTCCATACTACTTTCGGGTGATGGATGGGGTCGAGCAACTGGTGTTGGGCGATGCCGTCGAGGTGGTCGAGCAGTATGTGCCTGTTACCACCCCCCCTGCATCACCTGCTAACACGCCGCCTCTTACATCACCTGCACCCGTTGTACCTCCCGTGGCCGTGGTGCGCGAGGCTGAGGATGGGTCGATTGAGGTCACCCTGATCCGCGCCGGACGCAGTGGGAACAAAAACTATTACCCCGACGCTGCACTCAAAGAGGCCGCACCGCTTTTCGAGGGGGTGCGGGTGTTTGCCAAAAGCGATGCCGAGCACTTGCAGGGCAAGGGCAAAGACGTTCGCAATTTGATCGGTGGCATCTATGGCGTGCGCTTTGTTGAGGGCAAAACGGCTGACACGGGCGCACTGTGCGGCACGTTTAAACCACTTGACCCCAACGATGCTGTTGTCACAAAGATGACCGAGGCGGTCAAGCGTGGGCTGCAAGGCTTGCTCGGTTTGTCGATTGATGCCGAGGCACGAACGCGCCAGCGGCAAGTGGGGGGTGAAAAGCTGCGCGAGGCACTCAAGTTCACCAAAGTGCATTCGGTCGATTTGATCGTGGAACCAGGCGCTGGCGGCGGCTTGGATCGACTGACTGAAGCCGCCGCAGATTTATCAGGAGTAGATATGCCTTTGTGGAAAAAACGTTTGTTGGAAGCGATTGCAGCCAAAGACCCTGCCAAACACGCCACGATCAATGTGGAAACGATTGGGGATGATGACCTTGTGCGGCTGCACGAATCGGTTTGCGGTGTTGAGCCACAGCGCGTTCAAGAAGCCAATGGCGCTGCGCCATTGACCCGTGCCGACTTGGAAGTTTATGAACTGCGACAGGCGGCTCGTGATCGTATCGGTGCAGCCAAATTGCCGCAGGCCAGCAAAGATCGTTTGATGCATCAGGTGCGTCATGCTGGCGCAGACCGTTTGACCGAGGCTGCCATTGGCGACTTGATTAAGGCCGAGGGCGATTACGTGGCACGGTTGACCGAAAGCGGTGGCGTGCGCGTGCCCATGTTTGGTGCGGGGTCGATTGTGGTGGGCGACCGCAGTGTGACGATGCGCGATATGCTGGATGCGTTTTTCGATCCGACACACAAAGATCATGGCCGTGTGCAGTCGCTGAAGGAGTGTTACATCGAAATGACGGGCGACCGTCGGGTGACGGGCGACTTGCGGGATTGCGACCGCAGCCGTATGACCGAATCGCTGGGCACTGCGACATTGGGCGAGGTGTTGGGGGATGCGATGGCTCGCCGCATGGTTGCCGAGTACCGTGGTGCAGTTGATTTTGACGCATGGCAGCAGATTGCCAGCGTTGTGCCTCTGGCCGATTTCCGCACGCAGCACCGCACCCGCTGGGGGGGCTACGGCGATTTGCCTGTGGTGGCCGAAGGCGATCCCTACACGGCGTTGAGCACACCGGGGGACGAAGAAGCGACCTACAAAGCAGCCAAACGCGGTGGGACAGAGTCCATCTCGTTGGAGGCGATCAAAAACGATGACGTGGGCTTGGTGCGCCGATTGCCCACCAAAATGGCTCGAAGTGCGAAACGCACCTTGGCTAAGTTTGTGTTTGATTTCTTGCGTACCAACGCAGCGATTTATGACACAAAAGCGTTGTTCCATGCCGACCACAACAACTTGTTTACGGGCGCATTGTCTGCAACCACCTTGGCAGAGCACCGTCTGGCGATGTTGAAACAAACCGAGTTGGGCAGCAATGATCGCATCGGCATCGCCCCCACTCGTTTGCTTGTGCCTGTTGAGTTGCAAGAGACTGCTGTGAACTTGTTCAAGCTGTCCACGAACAACGAAAAGACGTTCATGCAGGCATTGTCGATGAGCGTGATCCCCGTCTGGTATTGGACGGATGCGACCGATTGGTGTACTGCGGCAGACCCTGCTGATATTCCGGGCATTGAAATTGGGTTCATGGATGGTCGTACCGAACCAGACTTGTTGATTCAGGACTCGCCCACGTCTGGCTCTATGTTCACCAACGATGTGTTGACGTACAAAATCCGCCACATTTACAGCGGGGCCGTGTGCGATTACCGCGCGTTCACGAAAGCGGTGGTGGCCTGATATGGCATGGGCTGACTACCAGCAGTTGCTGGCGGACATGGTGACCGATACCTCTGGTACGGTGTCTGCCGACATGCGTGACCGTGCGATTGCACAGGCAGGCATGCAGTACAGCAAGGATGTGGGGCGAGAAGTGGTGAACGACATCACTTGGCCCACAGCAGGGGTATTTGCCCCTGCACCAGCAGACTGGGATGAGCGTGCATGGGTACGTTCGGCGGAGTATCCGGTGGGTCAAACGCCCGTGTCTAAGTTGTTTGTGCAGGCGTATCGCTCGCCAACAGGTTGGATGCTGGAGTCTGCCGATGCGCTGTCCGCAGGTGCAGTGGTGCGTTTGACGTACAGCACGGTGCATCTGTTAGATGCTGTGACCGATACGATTCCTGCTCACCATCGTCATGCTGTGGCTGCATGGGCGGCATCGGTGCTGTGCGTTCAATTAGCAACGTTCTGGAGTGGTCAGCGTGAGCCGATGCTGGGGGCCGATGTGAGCCAAACTGAGACTCGTGCTCGTGAGTTTGCGGCGCGTGCAAAAGAGTACCGCTCGGCATATTACGTGGGCATTGAACGTCCTGACCCCTATAAATCGTCTGCAACTGGTGGGGCATCCCCTGCTGTGGTGCAAGCGGCGGCATCGGTGGCCGCATGGCCAGGGCGTCGGCGGTTGTTGTCGGGCAGAGGTGGCGCATGGTCTATTTGAGTATGTCTGCCGTGGATGCCATTCGTCGTGGTTTCGAGCACGCGCCAGCACTGGCAACAGATGAGCTGCTGGTGGCGATGACCGAGGCCACTATGCTGCTTGAGCGTGAAGTCAAAGACCGGATGTGGCAAAGAAAGGCATCTGGGAGCACGATGGAATCAGTGACAAAAGATGAGTTTGTCACGCCGGCTGGTGTTTTGGGTGTGGTGGGCAGTGCCTTGCCTGTGGCTGCTTTTTTAGAGCTGGGCACGAAGCCGCATATGCCACCAGTTGCCCCCCTTGTGTCATGGG